CCACAATTGTTTCAACAATCTCCGCCTCTGCTTTGACTGCATAATTGTGTGCCAAATAATGTCTTTCAACATCAGCCGAAACCGTAACGATTTCACCGGCTTTGTGGTATCCTGTTTTGTTATCAAATACCGTTTTTCGCATTAAAACTTTGCCCATAATTGTGCTATTTTTTGAACAAATATAAAAAGAAAAGCCACCCAAAATTTAGGTGGCCTCTCTTAATTTGAATCTGTATTAAAACTATACTCCAATAGCTGCAATATCAGTAGAGAATACTCCTTTGACAATTGCTAATGGTGCGTAGTTAGTTAATGCAATTCTTTCAACCAAACGAACGGTCACGAAACCATCACGTACGTTTGTTCCATCCTCACGGAAAAACTCTAATGAAAGGTTTTCACGAACCCATAATTGAGTTCCCATTGCGAAATTACCTACCAAATACGTTCCTGCCGTTACCGCTGTGTTAATTACAACCGGTATTCCTAAGAATTGTGGTTGTAAACCCATGTATGCTTGCTCTTGCAAATACTCATTGGTTGTTGCCTTCAATAAAAGGATTTTATTGAAATCTGTTGGATTCAACATGATATAATCAGGACGGTAGTTTACCAATGCTAATTGGTTGATTGCTACGGTTAAAACATCAAATTGATTTGCTGCTGTGATTGCATCTGCAAATGCACCTGCTGCGAATGCTGTTGATCCTGATGTTGAAATTCCCGAAATGTTCGGTGCTGTACCATTACCATAAAGTAATTGTGCATCCTCAACGGTTAATAATTTTTCAGGCGCACGTGCTGCTAAATATGATGTTAGCTGTGGTGTATCTGCTAACATTTCTTCTGAAATACGGAAATATGTACCGATTTTCTGAACGTTTGCATCGAATGCTGTCAAATCGAAATCTGATTCAGTAAACGTTGATCCCTGTGCTGTCGCTGCTGCACCATTGTCGTATGCTGATTCACGAACGTAACGAACAACATCAGATTGTGTTGAACCTTGTGCCAATAATTGGCGAACGTGTACCGGACGTGTTGGATCGTACTTAATACCCGGAACATATTGCGCAGGGATTACCTCACCTGTGAAATTGTTTGCAACGGTCATATCACCTGCTTTGATCTCAAATTTAGCTGAACGGCTGTTGCCATTTACTAAACCATCTAATGCACCCTTTGTAATGCCATCAATTAATGATTGCTTAAATGAATGTGCGTTTGCTCCTGATGCTGTTTTCTTTGCTGCAACCTCTGCGGCATCAATACGGCTGTGGATTTCTGTGAATTTAGTTTCTAAATTCTTGATTTCGGATTTTAATAATTCATCCGCTTTACCTGTTGCTGATGCAACTGCTTGGCCTTCTGCTTTCGCAATACGGCTGTCAATAGCTGAATTTAATTCATCTAATTGATTTTTGATTTCTTCTGTCATGTTATTTTGACTTAATTTTTTTGTTTAAATATAAAAATATTTCGGAAATTTCAACCTGTTTGATTTCCGGCACGGTGACAATTTCTGCCGGCCGTGTGGTTATATCCACAAACAATGATTTTAATTTCATCAACTCACCTTCAATTGCGTATCCTAACTCATCGGACACGTTTTCTTTTTTAATCATTTTGGCTAAAATGTCGAAACGTTTTGCCAATAAATCCTGATTAATTTCACCCTTTGCATCTGTGATCAATGCCATTGGATTTGCTGCCAATGTAACGCATGATATTTCGTACAATTTACATTCTTTCAATTCACGCACTCCATCCTGTCTGTAATTCTTTACAATTGGCATGATTCCAACTGAATTTTCAGAAATCACACCATTTTTCATCAACAACAAAATGTCTTTGCCCATTCGTGTTTTCGGGATTTCAGCAACGTAATACAAACCTTTTGTATCTTCACGTAATTCTGTGAATTTACCTAATGGCTGATCAATTCTGTGTTGGTTGCAATATCTTACACGTGATCCGTTTTCGGATAATGTTTTTGTATATGCCCCTTGCAAAATGATGTCATTGTCTGAATCAATATTGCCAAAAATTGAACCATATCCTGAAACAATACCGTTTGTTTCATCTATGTCATCTATACCAATCGATGTTTGTTTGTAAATCATATTCTATCCTTTGCCCAAAATTAGTCAAATTGCTAATTAGAAAACTAAATGCAAAAATTAATTTTAACCGCCTAAATTTTCATCAGCAATAATTGCCCCTGTTGCTCCTGTTATTACATCGGCATTTACGATTGCATCAATTACGGTTGCCTGTGCTATACCAAAACCAATGTTTGTAATTGGTGCGCCAATTGTATTTGCCCCTTCAATTGGCAATGCAATCATTGAACAACGGCAATTAATAACATTGCTTGCTGATCCATTAGGATCACCCGGCCTCTGTAATGATTCGCCACCAACTTCAAATTTGCTATTAAATGGCACCATCTGATTATTTGCTGCCCGGTGTGCATCTCGCACCCTTGCATCATATCCTGATTTCCATGTTTTAGTCATATTCTGACCGGGAAACAAATTTAATGCTGCCTGCTCTGTTGCATAATTGGCTGCATTTGTTGCCTCTGTACGTACAATCCTGCGTGCCTGATAATCTGCTAAACCATTAAATTTTTGACGCAACATCTTTGATTGTACAACCTCACCTGCTGACATGAATATTGGATCAGCCATAAATTGGCGGATTGTATTTGTCAATGTTGCCTGTGCTGTGGATGATACTAACGTGACACGTTGCCCTGCCACCTGATTTCCCATAAATGCAAATGCATTTGCCCAAATGGATTGCATATTACCTATATCTGCTTTCGGTAAATATTTTTCAATGTTTTTTGAATACCAATTGGCAAATTGTAAACCGATTTTAGAATACATGGTTTCATACATATCAATGTATTTGTTATCCTGAAAAAATCCCTGTGCTGATGCAGGTGTCATTGCCTTTACTTTTAAAAATAGGTCAATGGAATTATTATATTCTGCCCGGTAAAACTCTGTAAAATCACGAACTGATGTACGTTCTGCTTCTGTTAATTGGTTTTCAAATTCATTTGCCCAATTATCCTGCGCTTTTTGTTCTTTTTTTTCATCATATAACGAACTACAAACAGCAACGCGTTGATCAATGGTATTAAAATCGCCAATGATATTAGGATCAATAACACAACGACCCATAAAATCATTTCTGTTCTCACCTTCACGCGGATTTGGCAATGGCATATTTTATACGTTTAACGGCTTTGGATTCTCCAACGCAGGAATTGTTTGATTTTGCGGCATTAAATTGGCCGGAATGAAATAATCATCCATGAATGGATTTTCTGTGTCCATTGCATAATTCATTGCATCACGTTTCTCGTTTGGTGTAACCCACCATGCAGATGATAATTGTGTCACCAATTTATCCACTTCTTCCTGCATTTCGCTGATGGCCGTGAAATCAAAATCAATGAAATACTCATCACCTTTGCCAAATTTAGGTGCCAACCATCTGTTCAATTCATCACGTATTTTAATCAATTCAGGAATCACCGCATTTTGATATAAAGCCTTTTTGGCTTCCTTCATGTTATTGTATGTCGATGAATCTGTATTGTTTAGCAACTGCACAGGGATATTATAAATATTACACAAATCCTTTACGGTGCCATTGTATTGTTCAATCAATGATAAATCTGATGCAGATAAACCAAAATTCACCCAACTTAAATCCTTTGGTGTGATAATCACATCACCTGCATTTGTTGCACCCTGATAATTTTTACGGAATTTATCTTTTAATGCTTGCGCCTGCACCTCAGTCAAATTACCATCCTTTGAAATCAACATACCACGTGATGTTTGATTCTGTAAATATTTTAATCCGGTGGTGACTGCCTCATTGTTGGCGGATAATACCCTTAGACCGGCACGCAATGGCGATTGTCCATATAGGTTTGATCCTGTGCTGTCATAATCCGGATTAAAATCTTTTATGTGGCACACACTTTCAGGTGACACCTCAATCATTGAATTGTATTGTATTTTATATCCTGCCACCGGTTGCATTACACCACCCGAAACGATCTCAACTAATTGTGATGGCAATGCATATAATTCTGTGAATTTACCCACATTTGGCCCTGTATCCGGCCCAATTCCGTAAACGTATCTGTTGCCGGTTAATTTACCAAATGCAACTAATTCACCCAACCATGCACTAAATGATTGTGATGGGTTTGGCCGTTTTAATAATGCTTCTAAATCACTATCTGTTACTTCTTCAAATGCTCTTTTGCGCAGGATATTAGCTTTGTACATTGCATTCCCATCCATTACACCGGATGTCATTGCTTTGTATTGCTTTGCTGATCCCTCATTTGTAACCCTATAAACGGTCATTGGAATGGTGGTTGCCGCCTTAACAATCAAATTAATGATTGAATAAATGGTTGCATTGCGTTGGTATCCATCACGGATATATGTGGAATCTGCATCCTCATTGACAATGATGTTTGTGCCTAGCCACGTATAAATCAATTTGTTGTATGCCGGATTCGTACCTGATCCTAATGCTTTGGCAATTGTCTGCCGGAATGTATCAATCAATGATGCCATCTGTATCGCTTTTTTTTCTCAAAAATACATAATTAAACCACAAAAAAATCAGAACGGTTTTTGTATTTGGTATATACCCCATACCGAATTGCATCCATCAGGTGATTGTGTTTGTCAATCGGCTTGTTTACTATTGTTCCGTCCTTTAATTGCTCCCAAAAATAAAACTGAAATTCATTGAATAAATTAGGGGATTCAATTGAACAGATCACCTCATGTTCTTTTAATAGGCTAATTCCGGCCTTGATAGATCCCTCGCCTTTAATCGCAGGAATTGCTAAAATATCCATTTGCCTTAATTCCTCAATGGATTTTGGTTCAGCTGATTCGCAATAAATTATGTGTTCATTGATTTTTTTTTCTTTTAAAAAATCGGCAATATCCCGGTTTGTCATTCCTTTTCTATAACATATTTCATGAATGAACAATTTATCGCCAACTTTTGCCAATTGCACAATGGCCGTTGGATCGTGACTGAATCCAAAGTCAAGGCCGTAAAACACATCATCAAATTCAGGGAAATCCGCCTTTGGAATGAATTGCCAATTAGGGAATATTTGGCGATCACTAAACACCGCACGTTTCCCCTCTCCGTACACGCGCCAATAATCCGGATCTTTTTCACGCAATCGCTCAATTTCGTTTACCAACTCCGCAGGTAAAAATTTATTGTCTTTGTAGGTTGATATCCAACTGTCACAATCGTCACGCGTGATGACTTCATCATAAATCCAATGCACCGGATCGGATGGATTAAAATCGCAAATCATCTCATCCGTTGTACGCATTAACAATTGCCTGAAATCTTCGTGATCTAATTCGTTTACCTCGTTGCAATAGCAGATGTTCCGTTTCCGGCCCCTGATTTTTTGTGGCTCATCAACTGATAAAAATTCCACAACGTGACCGCCAAATGTGTACGTGTTTTCCGATTTGTTATGTTGGCCCACATACAGGATGCCCAAATTATCTAATATTTCTAGGAAATCACGTTGAACTGATCCTTTCAATGCCGGCAATGTTTTGCGGACAATTGAAATCACCAATGGTGTTTTGGATGATGTCATTTTGTAGATCAGATATTGGCACAGGGCATACGTTTTTCCCGAATTATGTGAAATAATATTGTCTGTTGTGGCTAAAAAATTGTGAAACTCATCAACCTCAATATCATATACATTTTCATGTATATTTTTGAAAATTACATCTTTTATCAAATTTGAATTTAAAGCAAATGCCTCCACGTTCGATTCCCCACAATATCTTTTATTAGGGAAATTGACACGTTGTATTTTTTTGCTAATTCTTGTTTCTGAACTACATATGGCTTGTATTCTTGACGGATTGCTAATACCTGAATTTCTGTTAATTTGGCCATTCCATTTTTCGATCCGTTGTTTAATGATTGTCGATTCTGATTCAACATATGATCCAAATTTTCCCTTCTTGTAACCCATTCCAAATTTGAAATGCGATTGTCGTCCCTGTTGTTGTTTATGTGATTGACTTCTAATTTGTTCAATGGATTTTGAATAAATGCCTGTGCCACTATTCTGTGCACTTTTATTGTACTTAATTTTCCATTGATTATAATCATAGTTCGATAATATCCGTTTGCATCTTTTGCCGGCTTCATAATTCGAATCTGATGTGAATTTTTGTAATTCATTGTGGCGATTCGGCCTAAACTGCTTGCCTGATAACGGCCGTTTGTTTGCGGAATTTCTTTCCACAATTCGTTTGGCAATGTCAATTGCTTTAACATATCCGTTTTTTGTAAACCATTTGTGATCATATGTACACGTTATTTTTTGATTATTAATTAATACAAATGTAATACATTTATTACCAATATGTTCACCCGTGTATATAAACTTATTTATGATTTTACGTTCAACGATTTTGTCATCATCGCTTTTGCAATACACCATTTGCCCAATTTCTATTTCAGAAATGGGGATGTATCCATCAATAGTATTGATCAAAGTATCACCTTTCAGGCAACGTGTGCCGCCCTGATGAACTTTAATCCGCTTATTGCTGTTTAATGTCTGATAAAACTGAATGTTGCATTTCTGCCCTATTCGTTTTCGATTGTTGCCGGTGTCCATTCTATTATGGCAGATTCAATGCCGGTTTCATGTACAACCTCCGTGCGTTCTACGTATCCACGTTTTTTGCCTTTGGTCTTTAAATAAAATATTGTGGCCGTTGTGTTGCCATCTTTAATTTGCCTGTGCAACTGCGATTCCGCAAAATCCAATGTCATGTCGGCCAATGCCTCCACCGCTTCACGATATTCCGGATCCTTTTGCATCCACTCATAATGCACTGATCTAGGGATATCTGTTGCTTTCGATGCTGTTGTCACAATACCCAATGATTTTTCAAGGGCATCCAACATCCGTTTTTTATTCAACTTTGTCACACGTGCATTCACCGCCATATTCTATTTTTTTGATTCGTAAATCTCGCCATTTTTCTTAATCACTAAACTCGAATCAAGTTTTTTCATTCGGTCAATTATAACCTGACAATAATCAGGGCTCATTTCAACACCATAACATATTTTTTTTATTTGATGTGAAGCAACCATTGTTGATCCTGAACCTAAAAATCCATCATATACAATATCTCCTTTTAAATAATCTTTTATAAAATCAGCACATAATTGAATTGGCTTTTGCGTAGGATGAACTCTTTTACCACTTTCTCCTTCTTTAATCATTCCACACCAAATTTGTTTTTTTATTCTTACAGGGCTAGAAAAAGAAGTCCAAGCCATTTCACCGTCTGCAAAATTATTACTATTCATTTCTCCTCTTTTATCCCATATTAACCAACAAGGTGATGGATTAAGAAAATCAGTAAAATAATTTCCTCCCCAAATAATAAAATTTTCTATTCCTAATGCTATACAAGTGTGATAAAATTCTCTTGCAGTATCTGTTGTATCATCGCCAATTATAGGAGCATAAATTCCATTTTTAGCTAAATATTCCCCTCCAACTTTTCCATTTGACCCAACCACTTTAATTCCATAGGGTGGATCAGTAAAAACTAAATCAATTTTGTTTCCATTTAATAATTTTTCAACTGATAATAAATCTGTCGAACTTCCACATAATAATCTGTGTGGCCCTATCTCAAATAAATCACCCAAAACAATATCTGTTTTTAATCCGCCATCAGGTACTTCATAATCATCCTCATCTATTGTCCCTGCATCAACAATGTCCATAACAGGCAAATCTAAACCCCAATCAATCAATTCCTCCTGATCCCATTCATTTGCCAACATATCCCAATCCCATTCACCAAACCCTACGTTGTCGGTAATAATAAAACGTTTCTGCTGTTCGGCTGTCAATGCTGATGCTTTAATGATTGGCACACGTTTCAATCCTGCTTCAATACAGGCACGTAAACGCATATTGCCACCTAATACAACATAATTATCATCAACGACAATTGGCCGTAAATTAAGCATTTCAGGAAATTCCTTAATTGACTTTACTAATTTTTTGAATTTGTCATCCTTAATCAATCTCGGATTGTTTGGATGCGGAATTACTAATTTGATATTGACTTCCTCTATCATTTGTTTATCATTTTTGGCCATTTTTAATTGACAAAATGGTTTGTTGTTCAAATATTAACATTATTTCAATCTATTTTTTTCATCAAATATGAACTTTATCATTACCAATATAAACACGCAACCAATCCCACCAACCCACCAACTCATTGTGACTAAATGATTTGCATCCATTACCCTTTGAATTTAGACAATTCCCGGTTGATATACCACACGGCCTTTTCCAAGTCCTGTTTCTTGTTGCCTTTGCTGTCTGCTCTTAAAATATATTTGATTGCGTTTCCTAAATTGAAACCCAAATTGAATGATTCAATTACATCAATTGCCTCGATGCCTCCATCAGATTGATAATGTTGCGGATGATCCACCATTTCACGGCTTTCATTTTTCATTTAGTATTGATTAGGTAAATATGTGCTTTTGTTTCCGGCAGTTATTCATCACCCAACTGCGATGTAAATTTAATTAATCTTTCCATAAGTTCGACATTGGTTTTTCCCAACAATCAATTCCATAAGATTTCAGCAAAATATTGATCTGTGTGTTCAATGAATCTTTCTTTGTTTGATTCATCTGATCCATTTCCATTCCTAGCATAAAAAATGCCTCCATTGCTGTACAGGCATTTTGAAATGTATCCAATGCATCAGGCAATTCCGGATCATCATTTTTATTGTTCGGAAACAGAACATTCATTGTTTTTTCCAACTCCCTGATCATTTGCTTTGTCACCATCTTTACTGCCTGTTTGTTTGCAGGATGGCCATGCCATGATCCATCAATGAAATCCAACATATTTTGGCACAATGCAAAGAAAGTCAATAATCTAATTTTGTCTTTTGTAGTTTTCATTGGTTTGTTTTTTTGTTAATTACGGCCATTTATTGCCTTGTATTTTTATGGTTTGCCTATGTCCAACAATTCACGCGGAAATTTGTATGGATCAATGATCAGGTCAATTTTCACGATTTTATGGAATATCATCAATTCCTGTATTTCTTGAATCAATTCACTTGCATCCTCATGTGTTAATCCATCGGAACATTTGATGTCCCCATGCACAAATATTTCATTATTATTTATTAAGTCCATTATAAAAGGTTTTAAGGTTTCGCACACGGTTATAAACAACACGTTTTTCCATTTCTGATCCATGTGTCAATCGTGCCAAACAGGTTTCCAAAAACATTTTTGGATTTTCAATCAGTTCCCATGCGTTCACCCGGATTGGCTGTTCACTAAAATTAGGATCTGCAATTCTTTCATTGGCCCAATTGATTGCCTTTTCTCTATTTGTCATCGTATTGTCATTTGGTTTTCTAATTTTCCATCAATATATCCTGACCGGTATGCGGCCATAATTTTATCCTGTTCCATAAATTTGTTTGCCTCGTAATATTTTAGCTTTTCAATTAATTCGTCCAATGATCGCACAATCAGGTATTCATATCCGCATTCCCTTGCCTTTGCCTCAAATTCTTTTTGATTAGGCTGTTGATAATTGCCTGTAATTTTGACCTCAATAAATAGGCCGTGAAAGGTCGAATTTGGTAAAAGGATAAATAGGTCGGCCACACCGGCTTTGACTCCCTCAGCCTTTAATTTAGCGGCCACAACTTTGTTCCTCCAACCTCCATTCGCCACTGCAAAAAATTGGTAATTGTTCAAATCTAAATACGTTGCCAATACCGTTTGCAATCTGTGTTCGTGTTCGTTTCTCATAATACAAATGTTTCAAAATATAATTGATGTGCCTCATCCAATAAAATATCAGTTCCTGTTTTGCTCAAATCACGTTTGTGTAATTCCATTGCAAATTGTATCATTTGGTGTTTCCCCATTTCTTTGGCTTCACGTATCTCGTGATACAATTCTGCATATAATTCCTTATTTGCAAATTTGATTTGATTTTCAAGCCGTTCAATTGCTGTTTGTTTAAATGCCATTATCGTTTCGTTTTAATTTGAACCAATCCCCTGTTTTCATCAAAGTAAACCATTTCAAAATCCTCAATGGGTTCAAAGGTATCCATCATAAATGCCTGACTAACTTCTGAACCTTTGGCAATTACTTGTTTTTTGCCACCATTCTTTGATTTTCTGACCTGATTAATTGCAATACATACAATTGCCCCAATCGTAATAATTAAACCCTTTAAAATCAATCTCTTTTTCATATGTCCGTTATTGGTTTACAAGATCTATTGTTTCTAATTCATTTGGTAAAACTTTTACAGTCCATTGATGCATCAATTCAATTGTAGTTTTAACGGTTTTTATTTCTTCTTCATTTAAAGAAATTTGATAAGTTTTACCATTTGACAATTTTGCTACTACAGCAATTTTTTCAATAATAAGTTCTTGTTGATTTGCCATAATTATTTGATTATCTGATTTGCATCAATATCTAACATTTTACAAATTCTCAATGCCGTGATAAGATTCGGCACCATTTTACCGCTTATCCAATTAGACACCGATGAATGGGTGCTATTTAACTCATCGGCTAATTCATGCCGGCTCATGTTCTTTTTTTCTAATCCTTTCAGCACCAATGTGCCAAATTCTGTTTCGTCTGCTTTCATAGTTTAAATAATTTCTCCGTTTTCATTTAATGTCATATCCATATCAGCCAATTGATGGCAAAACAATTTGTATGCCTCCGCCTTGCATCCTGCTTTCCACAATTCAAAGTCATTGTATTTGGGCCGTAATCGTTTTGAAATTTCAACACGATCTGATTCAGGACATTTCCAAATTTCGTATTTGACTAAATAATCGTAAAGGTGTGCCAATCCCCCGGCTGTCCATTCGAATTTTTGCCCTGTTTGATCTGCCAATTTTATTCTTTTAACGTATGAATTAACATTTGCAATGGCCAATGCTTTCAATTCATCATCCGTTGGAACCGGTTTTACAATTTCGGGTTCCGGCTTTTTTACATTCTTTATTTCCTGCCTTGCATATTCGATGTATGCGTTCATTATTCGGCCAAAGTATTCACACGAAAAATTCTCATAACATTTGCAATCAGTATTCAATTTACCTGCAACTGCCATTTCAAATGCGATGGCTATTTCCTCAGGTGTTTGGTTGCCGTAGTTTGATTTTATAAATGCTAACAAAACATATTTTTCCTCATCTGTTGGCATATTTGATCCACGCAATCCAACCATAAGCATTGCCATACGCAATACCTGCTTTAAATCCTCATCAGGCCGTGTGCGAATGTTTGGTGTGCTTTGTGCCTTAATTATCAAATTGGCTGTTCCCTTACCAATTTCTGAGGGCCTCCATTCTTGCGGCACTTGTGCCAAGTTTTTCATTGGTTGAATTTCCATTGTATTGTTGTTGTTTAGGATAGATTATGATTTCATCATTAAAACATTTGCCGTTTAAATAGGTAGATGGATTTTTTCTAAACTGAATATCCGGATTTGCCTCAACGTATTTCGCAAATGTCATTGTAATTTTTGTGATTTCCTCATCTGTCAATTTATTCCAAATCTTTTCGCATTTAGACCGATCTATTTTTTTGCCGTAACCTTCCCAAAAAATCTCGAAATCTTCTATTCGCTTAATAGTAGATTTGTAAATTGGTAAATTGGTAGATTTGTTAATTGGTATATCTATACTAGCAATGCTTTGGACTTGCTTTCGACCTTGCTTTGCCGTGTGATTCAACAATGCTTTGTCAAGTGCTTTGGTAGGTGCTTTGGTAAAATTTACCAATGCAATAACGTTTGCAGAATACTGATTTTTAGATTTTTCAACCAATTTAATAAGACCAATTTCAACTAAATCCATCAGGGTATTATGATAGGTTTTGTAATTTTTAATACCTACCGCCTCCATCACCATTGTGGTTGGTAATCCAAATTTCTCTTTCCAACCCAATCTGTTGCAATGCTCAATAGCAAAGAAATAAACGGCTGCATGATTTGGTTTTAAACGATCAGGATTTTCAAATGAATAATCCCAAAAATTTCGTGACATTGAATATATATCCATATTATTGTTTCAATTCATTTTTTATAATAATATCAATTACATTATTATCAATTATATAATCTATTGCATCAACCAATTTTCTTGGATTATAATTTTTATAACCATCATCAGAAAGGTGAATTAATAATCTATTTATAAAATCATAATCGTGCTGATCAATATGCGTTTTCCTTATTATTAATTGCATATCACTTGTCGAATCTTTAATACACATTTCTACATACTCGTGACATTCAAAACATAATGTTTCAAAACATGAATCAGGATAATCCCAAATATCTTTTCCAAATTGATACCACCTATGATGTACGTGTAATTCTTTGTCATTACATCCGCAATGGATGCATTGAAATTCATCCCTTTGCAAAATCTCTAATCTCTTTTTTTGCCATAAAGGGTTTTGTAATTTTTTAGAATAAGTCATGTAGGTACATAAAAAAAGCCGGCTGTGTGAGAGAACAGACCGGCTTTGTTGGTTTTTAAACCCAATTAATCACCGAAAGACTCTCACCCCTTTCGCTGATTACATTACAAATATAATGATTAAATCATAATCACACCCTTTAATGGCTTAAATTTAAAAAGGTTGCCATATTGTGGGTGTTCTAATACAAATTTTCTTGCGTAATGTGGTGCCATATTATTGTTCACCTTGAATGGATCATTATTTGATCGGAATGAATATTCAAAACGCATTTGCTCAAATATGTACTTTGATCCAATCTGTCTGCGACCTTCTTTTGCCATCCTGATTGCAATCATTTTGTACAACTCATAAATGTGTTTGTTGCTTTGATCGTATTGCTGAAAGTTTACCATAATTATGTGATTTTGGGTGAATCAAATTCAATTTTTTGTAATTACATTCTAATTCCTTTGCGATATGCGACCAAACCTGATTGAACGTATATCCTAACTCATTTGTTTTTGCCATCTTTTACCATGTTTAAAATTGCCCCTAATATCGTGAAAAACATTTGGGCACAAGTCCAATAAAAAACCAAATTTATTTTGTCATCAATGCTCATTTCATATATGGATTTTCGGTTGTCATTTTGTCCCATAAATCATATTCGCTAAATATGTATGTTTCGGGATTATCTTGAATTGCTAAATATTTAACCTCAATTTTTCTTAAAAAATGTCTAACAATCCAATCTTCATTATCTCTATCTCTAACCCATACAACTTCGCCTAATTTTGGCAAATTTTCCGGTCTTTCTTGCGAAAATCCATCTAATTTGTATTCTGTAAATGATAAAGAAGGTTTTTCACAAAATAATTCTCTACCATCAATTGTAAAGCAAAAATCACCTTGTTTACCAAAATTTATAGTTAAAGGATAATCTTCCACCAAATCATATGATGTTTTTTTAATAGTACCCCAACCATAATGATAATGAAACACTTTATCTCCTTTTTTAAATATTGTATCCATCATTTCTTTACGTATCTAATTATTGACATAATAGGGATTCCAATCAATCTGCGTTCGGGATCCGGATGTTTGAAAAATAAAGTCCGGTTCCCATCTGTTGCGTGATCCAATTCAGATTTCAAAAATAAAACCTGATTGCCCAATCGGTATTCAAGTTCATACACGGCCCCAATTTCCACATCTCTGTGCTTTAAATTTGCCGTTGCAACGGAATAAATTGCCTTCAATTCTCCGTGTCGTGTGGTGTAACTATCTACAATTTTTCGCATTTCTAAAATGGTAATTCATCGGTTTCGATTGGATTCACTTCACGTTGGATGGGCTGTGCCGATACAGGTGTTCCCGGATCATTTAAGATTTTCAACAATTTTAAATTTCCAACGATTGGCAATTTTACCCCTGATTCCCTTTCCTCTTTGGTTGTGTTCTGCTTTACGAATCCATTGTTTTCATATTGATCCGGTGTGTCTGTTAATACACCTGTGATGTCCAAATACTTTGCCCCTGTCTTTTGACTTTCAAAGATTCGTGATTTGTCGATTTTTGAAAGGTCAATTTTAATGCTTACTAAACGTGCCATTTGATTTTTTATTTAGATTGTTATTTAATTACTTTTTTGATTGTGGTTGTGGATGATTTCGATGGTGGATAAAAATCAGCCAACTCACCTGTTTCCTCGTCCAATATAGAAACCTTTGATTTTAATGCCTTACAAAATGCCTCAATTTCTTTTTGTTTCTCTTTTAGGCGATCAATTTCAAATTGCAACTTGCACCATGATTCGGTTTCCGAATAATCGTATTTTACACCGCCCTCCATTTCTGAAAAGTCCACCCCAAATGCTGATAATTTGCTGTCCTTATTTTGCCGTAAATCGACAAATAAATGTTCTTTGATGTGTTTGTCCATCTCGGATGCTAACAATTGAAATTTGGCCAATTGTGCCGCCAATTTAACGGTGTTGATTGAATCTGCATTGGCCATAAATGATTCGGCCATCTGTGCAATCTCTTTTTTGCTTAAATCTAGGATTTGGCCATCAACGGCCATCAATTCGTTTTTCATAGGTTATTTGATTATTTGGTTGATAATTCTGCTTTTCTGTGGTTGAATAATTGTTGTATTTCTTTATTGGCTTTTGCCTCATCGGTTAATTTTTCCCAAATGCCCTTCAATTCACCAATTGCAATCACACCTTTAACATCTGAAATTAATTCTTTGAACTCAATGTCAAAATTAGATGGTGCCGGCATTCCTGTTTTGGCCTGTGGCTTCGTTGCTTTGGCCTGTTGCTTCGTTTGAATCTCGTTGCTATGGATTGCATCGGTGTCATCAATATCGCCTGTTGGAACTAAAAATGAATATAACAATGCATATTTCAACGCATACGTTGTTGCTTTGCCTGCTCCTTTGTCCTGTGGATCAACTCCGTGGCCATATCCGCATATTTCCTGACTTTCACCGCTTTCGTGCATCAATAAAAACGTTGAATACACCTCCGTAAATACTGATTGCTTTGCCTTCATTTTGCCATTGTAATCCAATTCATCCCAACGTTCAATTTTGATTGTCGGTGCAATTCCTATTGGCAATATGCACAAACCATTTTTTGCCATTGATTGGCCAATGATTTTTTTTACCTCTTTGTCCGGAACACCTTTGTATGCCATTTGCCCTGTGCCAATAGTCATTGATTTTTCAATTCCTTTGACATCATTCATCACGTTGATGATTGCCTTAATTAGATTTGATTTCTGATTCATCGTATAATTGTTTTGAAATTCGGTTAATTGATTCCCACATTAGTGGATAATTTAATTTTCTTGAAATGGCCATCTGCACATTGTGCGATTCCCATTTGTCTTTGCGTGGTGGCTGAATCCCTCTATTGTTTAAATCCTCAGCCACCAATCGGTGCAATTCACCTGCGTTTATTTTAACCCTCATATCTTTTTTCTAAACTCTTTTTATATTTCTGTTCCAACATATCCTGCATAGAATCAAATTCCTCCATGCCGATTTCTTTGCCACCATTATTGGTCAATTCGTTTTGGATAAATTTCCCAAGTTCATCCGTGCTGTCAAATGATTTGGTCACGGTGTAATATCCTGCGTGATCTTTGAATGTGATTTTGTAAATCATTTCCGTAGTGATTAAATGTTGCCAACGATGTACATGATTTTCACACATATTGCAACGGCTGTCAAAACGATAACTAAACCTGCAATGTCATTTTTGTCGATTGTTTTTAATAGATTCCACATAATTGTTGTTGTTTAAAAGATTGCCGGGAATCCGCCCGGCTCGGTGTTGTTTTATATTACTTTAAATTCTATAATATCAATATTTTTTACCATATTGCTTTGTGCATATAAAAAAATTTGATTTTTAGAAAATACAGGTTTAAATTCTTTTCCATCAATAACGATTATTTCAAATTGTGCAAAATATGTAGAATTACTACCATCTAAATTTGTGATAAAATAATCTTTTTTAATTAATCCTAATGAAATTGACTTATTAGAAATTCTTGATTTGTTAGTTTTACCATTTACCAATGTTTCGGCATTGATTATTAAAATTTGTTTGTTTTCTAATGTTTTTGCTATGTTTTCCATAATTGTTGTTGTTTGTGATGTAAATGTACGACCTTTTTTAACAACTCCAAACAATTTCAAACAAAATATATCAAAAAAATATCAATTATTTATTTAACGGTCATAAAAAAGGGCAAATCCATTGGAAATGCCCTTTTTGCTCAACAACTATATGAATCAATAACCTTAATCTATCAATACAAAACTACAAATATTTATTTGCAATGTTGTGTTCCTTTTCAAAATTAACCCTTGCCTGATAGGCTTCAATTTCAGTATTGTATGCACCTAATGAATATTTCTTTTTATTCACTTGTATTTGTGATTTCCATTTATTCTCTTTTTTATTGAATGTTACACCCAAATATTTACTTGAACAATTCCAATACCTTACTTTATGTGTTTGATTTTCAAAATGTGTAACCCATTCTAGATTTTCAGCTAAATTATTTTTTGGATTTCCATCTTTGTGGTTTACCTCCTTTTTATTTTGAGGATTTTCAACAAAAATTTCAGCCATTAATCTGTGAACCTTCTTTTTTTTATTAAAACCTTTGTTTGCCAATGAAACATAAACATATCCGTATCGATCAATTTGTGGCTTTAAAATACGGTTTGTTGTTAGATTTTTAACATTACACAAATTACTGATTGCGTAATTGTTAAACTCATTTGTCAATCTGATATAAAATTCCATAAAAATAAAGGCCCAAATTAAATATAAGTCTGCAACGTCTTATAAATAAAATGGGCCATTAATGTTGTAATTAGCTGTTGCAGTAGCTTAATACAATATTACACAATTTTCCCGTCTTTTATGACTAAATTATCAACTTTTGCCTTGCCTTCTTTTATAGTTACAATGGCGAAACCTTGATTGTGTTGTGCAAATGGATAATATTTTGGACTCATTTGTGTTAAACACCCGGTTGAATATGTGTGAATATATTTTTTAAAACCGGTCTTTTTCATTGTATTTGATGTGCGATGTACATGGCCGATTAATGTGTTGCAAAATGTCTTATTAAATATATTCTGCGATGGATTCATGCCTCCTGCCATTAATTCCTGACCATGAAGCACCAACAAATCGCCCATTTCCATGCCCTGCCAATCAGGAACAAATTTGATGTCCAACACATCCATCCGGAAAAACTTATCAAATTGCATTTCGTGCAATTGTGAAAATTCCTCAGCCTGCTCATTCAAATACCGTTGGTATCTGTTTTCGTGGTTGCCTGCCTTGAAATAGATCGGGATCGTTGGAAATATTCCACGCAATGTTTGCAGGAAATTACGGCACATTTCTATTTCCTTTGGAAAATCCCTCAAATCCTTTTCCTTTTCGTGCCGACTGATGCTGTAAAAATCAAATGTGTCGCCATTTAGATACAGGCAATCAATGTTTCTTTCTTTTAACTCCTTAATGGCACACACAACGGCTTCAACTGAATGGAACGGCACGTGTATGTCGGACAATATCCCAATGACCTTTAAATGATCCGGCAATCGGTCTGATGTGTATTCCTTTCCAATAGATGGTTCAATGCCAAAATTCTCTAATTCAAAAAATGTCGTGCATTCAATCTTTGCCTTTGGCAAATTAGCCAAATTTAATTCTGCCCTAGTGCGTGATAAAATGTTGTATCTGCTCATCATTTTTTGCATCTGTTTGCCATTTGCAAAACCATAAGTTTGGCAATACTTATCCGCAAATTGTCCGATTGTTAATGGTGATGAATAAAAATGATCTCTGATTTGATCGTGTTTTAGCCCCATGAATAGTTTTTTTTCAAAATTAGCCATTTAACTAATTAGTAAAACCGGCAAATAAAACAAAAATGGCCGTAGATTATTCCACGACCATTTTGCATTCACCCTAATCAACATCCGATGCACTCAAAGAATGCACGGATGTGCACTACCAAACCTATGAAAAACAAATTATTCCTGATATGATACCCTGTAATTGCTTGCCACATCCGTGTAATTATTCGAGATATGGAATTGGCAGGTGTATATATTTGATTTTAATTGAACACGGATTGAATCAACAATGGCCGAATCTGTTTCGGTTAATGTGTCAAATTTGATCCATAATTTGTGGGCCATTGACATTACACCAAAATCATCCATGTTGTACAAATCGCCTTCATACTGCATGGAATATTGCCTAAAATCGTTTAATCTTTGCTGTGTGACTATCTGCTCTAAAAACAAACCATTGACATCCTGTGCACGTTTAAATGCGTTGTTGTCCGTAAATGCACCCGAAAATACAATTGAATCAACATCGGCCTGAACCACATCTTTGTGCTCCATCACATCGGATGTCACAAATGTACCTGATTGCTCCCTGATGAACCATGCCTCTTTGTACACGTTTTGTTCTTTGTCAATATTACGTACGGCACAATTGTCCAAATACACACCATTATACGATCCTGTTGCATCAATGTATGGCAATGCAAATCCCAATTCAATTTGACCGGGTTCCGGTGCCTCTTTTGCCGTAAATTTAAACGATTCAAATGTTCCTGCTCCAACAACTTGTGTTGTGTTCCACGCAATTGATCCCGGTGATGTTCCCCACGTTTTGTTTGTTTCACTCCAATATTGGTAAACACCCGGTGCATATTCAATTCGCAAATACCATGGCAATCTGTTATCGCTTCCACCTTTGTCAATATTAACCGAAAACAAAACCTGATATTGATTGCCTTTCACGGCATTTCCTGCCCCTGTGGTGAACAATTTTGTCTGATATACTCCCAATGCACTTGTGCCTGTGAATTTGATCGCCTTACGGCCTGCAAATGCGTTTGATTCAAATGTTCCAACGGCACCGAATGTCGTATCCCAATTTTCGTACCCAAATTCAAACGATGCATTCAGATTCAAATCAACCTGTTGTTGTGAAATGTCCACAATTTCCTGATATTTTTTGACCGGTCTGCGTGGTGTTCTGAATAGGTTTTGGCCAATTGGTTGCATATTTGTCGGCACCACTTTCAACATATTTGTTGTCACCGATGTTTGTGCCACTCCTGATGCATTATAAATCCAATATTTGATGTCCTCTGATCCGCCATTTAAAAATCCTTGTTTGGCTGTTAATATACCGGAACCAACATATGTGCCTGCCTGAATGCCTGCAATGATTCGTTGATCACCATACGATGAATTATTCACAATATACCAACGGCCAAACGATTGAAATAAACGGCAATTGAATCCCATAAGGATTGAACGCAATGTCATTTTTGCATCGTTGATGATATAATAATCGTGATAAAATCCGACCTTTTTGATTGTCACCTGATCAAACACGTTTTTCCATGCTGAATCGGTTGCGATTCTTAAATCATTGCTGATGTAAATGTCGTAATCCAAAGATAAATTGGCCAATGCATTCCACATGAATTGCCATAATGTGGCATTATCTGTGCCAACCGCAGGCATCCACGTATCAAATCCATCCAATTGCCCCAAATTGTCTGTGGCTGTAATTGACAATGAATATGGTGTGGAAACCAATGCCTGTGAATAAAGATCGTTTACAACCCAACCTGACCAATATGTGGCCCAATTGCCGGCCGATGATTCGTAATAAATAACCACTTTGTATTCACGTTCATCGTACAAATAAAAATCATCATAGGTCACATCATCTGTCACCAATAAATTCAACGTGCACAACGATCCAATCAATGGCTCATATAAATCTTCCTCTGCTTTCCATTCGATTTCAACCGGCTCACCTGAACCAACCATTGGCAAAACGGCACCTGAATATCCGTTTTTGAAAATCTCAACTTTTCGTTTGTTGCCTTTAATATCAGCAAATTCCAAACGATATTTCACACCGTATGCCATATTTATCCTATTCTATTTCTTTGCTTTTCTGCTCTTTGTAATGCCACCACCAAATCCTGACCTCTCAACACGAATTCGCCTGTCATTGGGCCACCGCCTACGCCATTGCCTTGATCCAACATTCCCTGCAATTTACTCAATGGTGCGATTACCTCAGGATTTGATTTTGCACCCGGATATTCACCCATTAAACCCATTGTTGGGCCGGATACGATACCACCCGCCGCAAATTTAGGAATCGCTGCAAATGCTGATAATACACCACCAATTGCCGTTGCAATAAATGCCGGTGTTGTAAATATGGCTGCCGGCCCGGTTGCTGCTCCCGATTGTGTTGCACCTGCAATCGCACTTGACATTGCTGATGCCTGATTCATGATTATTTGCTGAATAATCATTGATCCTAATTTTACCAATGTTTGCAACATTACCTGTGCAAAACCTTCAAATCCGGTCGATGCCAATCCCATTGATTGGATAATTGAATCACCTAATGCTGTAAATGCCTGCCCTGTTTGATCGGCCACCATTTGACCAACTGCCATAATACTATTGTATTTTTCAGCTAATATATCTAATTGTGCCTGTTGTGTTTGAACTGATGTTGTTATTGCGGCATCCATTACCGCCAAAGGTGATTTGACTTTGCCTTCTAAACCTTCAAACCCCTGAAAACTTACATTTTTTATGGCATCTTGTATCCCACCCAATTTCATTGCATTAAAGAATTTGAACAAATCCATTAATTCAATTTTAGATTTGTCCACCTCTTTATTCAATGAGATCATTGAATTTCTGATGCCTAATACATCATCACTTAATTTTTTAGCCTTACCGCCACCTTCACCAATAGCACCTAATCCTAAATTTGCACCATTATCACCCCCTGTTGCTTTCGATTCTTTATCTAGTTTTGATAATAATGCCCTGTTTTGTTGTAATTGTTTTACTTGTTGTGCAATCTGTGCATCAATTGCCCCAACCGACACCCCCTGTGCGGCATTCATACCTGTAACAGGTGCCTGTGCTGCTGATTTTTGCTTTTTAAGTAATTCTATGGATGCATAAATCTGCTTATTTTTTTCACGAATAGCATTTGCATCTTTTTGCTCTTGTTCTGTTAGCTTATTATCAGGTTTTAATGCTTTTGCATAATCATATGCAGATTTCGCAGCGATTCCCATCATGGTTGCTAATGCAGCAATTCCACCGGCTGTTTTTAATGTTAAATTAAATTTAACGGCTGCCGCTGTCATTAAATTAAAACCTTCAATGACTTTTGGAACAATTGTACCTACTAAAAACAACAATGGGCCTGTTGCTGTTGCAATTCCTGCCAATGCGACAATAAATGTTTTTGTGCCTTCACTTGAATTTGAAAACCCTGCAATCATTTCATTTAATGAACTCACAATTGATGTGACCGCAGGCAACATTATCTGTCCCATTTGAGCACTTAATTGTTTCATGCCTTCGCCAAACATACGCATTTGGTTTGCGGCTCCATCATTAGTTCTTGCAAAATCACCTTGTGCATTTTTGGTGGCTGACATCACATAATTATAACGCAACAACACTTTTTCAGCCTGTGTCATTGTATCATATTGCTTTGTCATCCCTTGTGACAATGCATATGCTTTTACATTGGCTTCGGTCATCACAATGCCTAACCGCTTCAATGATTCGGTTTCGCCTGTAAAAATTCCGTTCAATGCCGTTGTGGCTTCCTTTATATTTATGTTTTTAAAAGAGGATAAATCACCGGCTAAGCCAACTAATGATGTGGATAATTTTGCAGCCTCACCAACACCTAATCCCATTGATGTTGCCATGTCACCAAATAATGATGCCATATCCAATGCCGTACCCTCAGCAATACCAAATGATGTCAATGATGTTTTTGCAAAATCTTTCACCAATTGTGATGATGATTTGAAAGCAACATCAACTTTATTCATTGATTCATTAAAATCAGATGCCATCTTTACTGATGCCGTCCCGGCTGCCAACAATGGGGCCGTCACAAATGTTGACATTGTTTTGCCAATATCAGCCGCTTGTTTAGAAAATGCGACTAATGATTTCTGTGCATCTGATAATGCTGAATTCAAATCGGTGGAATCACCGGTTATTCGTACTTTTAGTTCCTCTGCCATAATGTAAAGTTAAAAAAAAAGCCAACCTATAATTTAGATTGACTTTTTTCAATTTGTTTTAAAAATGCCTCGAATTGTTCCGGTGTTGATTTCGGTTTGCCTTTCTCCAAATACACATCCTGTGGCAACGGGAATAATTTATCAGGTGAAATTATTTGTGATTTTTTGGTGGCATTCGAATTTACAATCATGGTGGAAATAAATCGTGTCATTTCCCAATTCAAATTGACATTAACACTCCAACTCTCCCCCAACAACGCATTTTCTTTCCAAGTGTTTCGCCAAAACTGATCCGGTGGAATACCTGCCTGACCGATATAAAAATCAAGCATTCTGTCCCACGTTAGGGGTTGATCTGCTTTGGGTTTTTTGTCGATTTTTCAACGTTTCTACGAACACCGGCATTCAGGTCATTCCCTAAAATTCTTGATTCCATTAAGGTGTTCACCAATAATGTCAATGAATCAGGTGTCATATCCTCCATCCACGATCCTACCTGAAATACATTGTAATCAATAGGATTTCCGTTTTCTTGATCATATGCCAAAATCCCTGCATATACTAATGCACGCATTGTGTTTAATGAAATCCCCGATGAAAAGACTTTGTCGATTTCTGAAATTTTGTGTCCGCTTGCATCCTCAAATGCAACCCAAAAATTCATGCTGAAATGTAGTGTGCGATCCTTACCGCCAATGTTTAATTGACAATAACCACGTTTGCGATTTTCCATTGTGTTTGATTAGGTGTTTAAACTTTAAAACCCGGCACCATTTTGCTGATGCCGGGATTATATTTTAGCAATCAACAAATTATACGTTTGTTGACTTAACGATTGCCCCTGTCAATGTGATTGAACCTGAGAATGTAACCGCCGCTTCCATTTCCGCTGATTGCTCAATTGATGCGATGTAACCCTCAGCCGTGTAAACCGTGTCACCTGATGCAGCCGTACCGAATACACACGTGATGATTGTACGATTTAAAACGAAATCAACTAATTCCTCAGCATTTGCAGCCGATGCGTAGTTTACTAAACCATCAAATGAAATTTCACCTGAACGTAAACCGCTGATTCCCTCAGACCAACCGCCTGAATCCTTTGTTGTTGCATCTGCAATGTCTTGTGAAATAGACAATGTGCATGATGTCGTGTGTGCAATGGCCGTACCTTCAACTTTGATTAATAGGTTCGTGCCGTTAAATACTCCCGATGTTGCCATATTTTTGTTTAATTTTTATGCTCTTATTTTATGCAAATATATTCAAAATCAATTATAGATTTTGCCATTGAATATTTAAGTTTTCCCAATTCGTGAATACTTGATTCCATATCAAACGTGCATCGGTATAAATACGGCCCGAAATCTTAAAATCAACCGAATACGTTGAAACGTTTTCCATTTGACTGACCTGCTCAACGTTTTGGATATACCCTAAACCATAATAAAACATCCCGGCCGTTTGGAATACCCACTGAACATGTGCACGTGTAATTATTCTTTCAACAAATTGATTGTAATTAACTGAATCAGAATAATCAATCAACCCCTCAGCCGTGAATGATGCCGATCGCTTACCGGCCAACACCTCTTTCCAACCTTGCGAATCTTTGTTGGTAAATTCGGCCATATCCATTTGTAAAGACATCGTGGCTGATTTGGAATGTCCTAATGCCACATCGCCTTCATACAAAACAACATTTGTGCCGTTTACTAATGCCATTAAACCGCAGGTGATTCAATTTCAGGTTCACGTGCCAATGTTGGTTCCGGTGGCACAGGTGGAACGTAATCGCCTGTGATTGTCAAATTTAATTGCTCTGCAACCCAATCCCAAGCGTAAGAATCAATTGTCCATTGCTCATATGCTTCTCCTTGCATAATTAAATTTCCTGATGCCAACTGATTATTTATACTTTTATCAATATTTTCTGAATATAATGTATAATAAAATGTGGCTGATTTGCCTAATGAAACATTCATTGCAAATGCATCTAAAATGGCCGCCTGCTTTACTGATCCATTATCCCAAATTGAAACCGGTTCGATTGTTTTCATATTTTATAATTCTATTTCCTCGTCAATATTTGTGAACTCAATACCCTCAACCCAATCTTTTAAGAATCCAAATTCTTCTAATCCCTCCGAATTGATTACCTTAATTAATTCAAAATCAACCTCAGTCAAATTTAATGCTTTTGATTTCTCAGTCAATTTTTTCAATCCATCTTTTGTGTACGAATACCCTCCATTTTCTTTCAAAATTAGATTGCCATCCTTATCAACTGATGCATTGTCCAATCGGTATTCCTCAGCCTGTTCCTCGTATTTATCCAAATATGGCTTCAATTTCTCGTTGATTTTAGCCAATTTCTTTTGTGCCTTTGTCTTTTGATCTCCGGCAAATTGTCTTAAAACGTGCGACAAAACAATGATTTCTGCGTACTTCTTTTTCATTTTATGTTGATTTGGTTGTTTAATATGCAAATATACTGATTATGGGCAATACGTTGCACCACTTACAATTTGAATTGATCCGTTGTAACCTGATGGAATGTTTGTTTGTGGCCCTTGTGAAATTCCATTATACCAATAATAAACCGGTGTTGAACTTGGTAAAATATATCTTTGGCCATATCCTAATGTTGGTGCAATACGTGTCCAAGCCGCTGCGCCTCCATTACACGCATTTAATTGATAATATGTGTATTGAATTGCCACTAATTGACTTTTGACCACCAATTCATTGTTTGGCACACCTGACAATGGTGCTGATTGAATTTCAATATAGGATTGAATCAATTCCTTTCTTACGCAACGGCTTGCCGGAACACCTGATGGTGGCATCGGTAATAATTGCAGAAAATATCCATTATTGCAGGCATTTATTAAGCTATCCCAAGAACACGTTTGATTTGATGCGACTGATGTCCATTGCATATTAATTCAGGTTTAATTGTTTCTCTAATTCTGCAACCCTTTTTTCTAATCGCGCAATTTTAGCCGTGTGAACTTCACGATATGATAAATTTAAAAATCCGTCTGAATTTTTTTCAACTGCATATGGCATTAATTTTTCGGCATCCTGCGCAAAATATCCAAATTCAATTTTGCCATTCTTTTCGTACAATTTGGCCTCTAAATTTTCAATTCCTGAAACCTGCGCTGATGCATCAATTAATGTTTTCAAACGCATATCTGATGATTCATAAAATGCTGTTGCATAAACACTACCTAACACGGTCAAATTTGCGTTATGATCCAACGTCATTTTAATTGTACTCCAATCTGAACTTCCTGCCTTACTTGTAAACCAAAAATGCGAATGGTTTTCTGACGCAACAGCTCCCATTGACCTCCAATGTCCTGCATAATATCTAATATCATTTCCGTATGTTCGAATCATTGCATCATAACTTCCGAAAATTCCCATTTCAAATGAATCGTAATTACCTGTACCGGCAATTTTAATTGCGGGCAATCCATTTGATCCGCCACCACCCAAATTAATATCTAAATAACACGCAGGTGATAATTGATTGATACCAACATATCCACTTGATGCAAAAATATGCCTTGCTGTTCCGCTCCCGTTTACAAAAATTTTAATAGCACCCATACCGCTGCCACCCTCAGCAAAAATACCAACATTATTGTCTGTTGTTCCTGAAATAGCACCTGCAACCGCAAATAATCCTCTCGCACTTCCAAATGATTGAATTGAATAAAATCCGCCTCCAATTGTTGACGAACTGCTATTATCAGCTACAAATCCACCGTAATTTCCCGGTACTTTTACTTTTATTTCTCCTGCCGCTAAAACCGAACTTGCAAATGTTGCTGCACCATTGTAATTTAATTGCAATGCTAATGTGGTTGCATCTGTTCCTGCTGTTCCATTAGTGTAAAAATATAAACTGCCATATCCTGTACTCCCATTTTCATCCCAACTTCTTATTCTTGCTTGTGTATAATTATTGTATCCGTTAAAATCTATATCTAAAAATTTCTTGTTTGTTTGTGTACCATATTGGCCACCTGTTCCAATTGCAAATTTTGTATTTGATAGGACATTATTACCATTTATTGAATCAATACGTAATGGAGTGCCTG